GAGGGAACTATTCCCTGCTAAGGACATGAGAGCAGATCACATTGACCCCATCGTCCCGGTCACTGGCTTTGACAACTGGGATGCGCTCATAGCCAGACTGTTCTGTGAGATAGGCGGCTTCCAAGCTATCTGTGTGGAGTGCCATTCAATCAAGACCAAGGCCGAGAACGCAGAGCGAAAAAAGAACAAACAGGTGAACAAATAATCACCATACCCTAAAATTTAAATATCATTGAATATCAACGATTTGTAAAATAATTAAAAAAAGTATTGATTTATTTTTTCGGTCTGTCATAACATTAAACCATCGCACGACTGCGACACATAAAAACACACACATCAATAATATATATAAAATGAAAAAAATAAAACTACCACGCAAGCATGTTCAAGACTTCATAGAGCGTTTTGACGAGAAAGATTGCCCCACTGTAATCCGATGGATGGAACGACAAGTAGAGGTCGAATTGACCGAAGACTGGCCTATGCAGAATCTCTTTGAAGATGCACTATATTACTCTGACGGGTCAGGTATGGACGCTGACTATATGCCATTAGTTAGAAGTGCAAGACGAGTTGTTGAGATACTAAATCCTATTGTTCCCAAGGAGTGGGGCAGAAGCTTGAGAGACTGTCATCCAACAACTAGGGCTGAACGCCAAGGGAGTCCCGGCTATATGTCTCTGTATCAAATAACCAACTAACATTTTAACAACAGCCCTAGCCCTACGGGGCGGGGCGCAACCAATAATATTATGTCTAGAACTAAACCAAGATCAACAGGGTCTTCAAACCCTGCTACCAAGTTCCTTCAATGGAACACACAAGCTTCCGCATGGGAGTTTTACGATAAAGAAGCCCAAGAGTCTAAAACACTACCACAGGACACAGGGTTCATTATCCTCGACCAACTCATCACGGCCAAGGGCTGGGACGATAGAAAGAACAGCGCAATCTGGGCTAACGAAGTGTATACCGTAGGAGACAAACTTACTCTCCGCAACAAGGACGGTATCATCGCTACCGGCATCTGGTCAGAAGTAAAGACTGTGCATGGTGTTAAGTTCACCAAGTCTGTCTACGCTATGGCTAAGGTTGGCGCGGGATATGAGCTTGTTAACTTTCAACTCAAGGGCTGTGCTCTCACCGCATGGATTGAATTTGAAGACAAGGTTGGTGGCTCCAATAAATTAGAGGGAGACATCGTTGTAGCAGTTACCGAAGCAGTCCAAGATCGCAAGGGTGCTGTAAGTTACAACAGGCCAGTCTTTAACATTGTATCTAACACGCTGTCCGATGAGGCTGCTCTGCAAGCAGACATGATGGATGGCACACTACAGGAATACCTTTCCTCCTACCTAAAGGTAGAGAAGCCCACCGAGGACGATGAAGAGGAGGAGAGTGAGCTAGAGATTGCTTACTCGGAGCCTGAAATCATAGCAAACCCTTTCTAGGCATATGGGGCTAGCCCTTCTCCTGCGGGGGAGGGGCTTTATTTTGCAATGGTTAAGAAGACTAACCCCAAGGATGCTTGCGGCATAAAAAAAGTGCCGCTATCAGGTATGCCGGCTAACGTGCTCCTTGAAGCAGGGCTTGTGAAGCTACACGGAGACTTGAAGTATGGCAGGTTCAACTGGCGTGAAGCAGGTGTCAAAGGCTCTGTATACTATGATGCCGCCTTCCGTCACCTAGCCGCCTGGTATGAGGGAGAGGACAACGATCCAGACTCTGGACTGCACCACATCTCTCATGCCATAACAGGTCTTGCCGTCCTAAGAGACTCAATTATGAGGGGCAACTGGATAGACGATAGACCAGAGCCTACTCCCAACATCGTATCAGAACTAAACAAAGAAGCTATTAAGATTATAGAAAAGAATGGATCAACCTCATAACTTAGAAGCAGAAGAGGCGTTGCTGGCCTGTTGCCTACTAGACAATGCTTCCTACGACAGCATCAGCACGATTGTCAACGCAGATGATTTCTACGGCAACTCCAACAAAATAATCTTCAAGGCTATATCTAAGTTATGCTCCTCTGGCAAAGAGTTTTCTGAACTCGACCTTGATGAGTTCCTAAAACGTGAAGGCACAGATAGAGAAGCAGGTGGACTGAGCACCATCATGCACATACAGGGGCAAGCCAGTAGTTCTTTGCAAATAGGAAGCTATGCCAACATTATAAAAGAGAAGTCTAAGTTACGTCAGATTATTCGCACTTCCCGTATCGCCATTGAATCAGCGATAGAGAACCAAGACCCAGACGTAATCATTGCTGACATTGAGAGAGCTGTTACTGCCACACTAGACAACAACTCTACCAATGATCCATCCATCAGAGTAGCCGCCGAGTCCTTACGCGAGGACTTCAAAAAGATGGAGGAGGGAACATACGATACCTTTGCCTTACCAACTAGGATCAAACAATTAGACGAGAAGCTTAGTGCTGGCGGCATAGCCAACGGAGAGGTAATGGTTGTTGCTGCTCCTACCTCCTGTGGCAAGACTTGCATCGCCCTGAACATAGCCTTACAGAACGGCGTGACCCACAGCAAGCCAGGTCTATACTTCTCCTTTGAGATGCAAGCCAAGAGTCTAGCAAAGCGTATGATACAGACCTGCTCTGCTGTAAACCTCAACCAGTTCCAAGACGGGGTGCTATCCGCAGAGAAACAGAAGCGGGTGTGGGATGCTACCGACAGGGTAGAGAACGCACCTATATTCACAGAGCACTACGTCAGGAATGTTGATGAACTTCGGTCACGTGCTCGTATGTATAAACGTAAGCACAAGATTGAATGGATTGTGATAGACTACTTGCAACTTGTTCCTTGGAACACTAAATTAAAAAAGCATGACGGTATCGCAGAGGTCAGCCACCAGATAAAACTTATGGCTATGGAGTTAGACCTACCTGTTATACTGTTAGCACAAGTAAACAGAGAAGGAGCCAAGCGAGAGACAGGTATTACACTATATGATTTAAAAGACTCTGGGGACATCGAGAACGACGCAGACATTATCCTCTTATTGTGGCCTAACGGCTCAGATACAAAGGAAGCCACAGTTTATAATGATCCTGTCAACGGCACACACATCTCTATCAAATATAATATAGCAAAGCAGCGCGAAGGCCAGCGAGACCTGTATGGTAAGTTTGTTTTCCAAAACCACATTGGCAGATTTAGTTAACTCTCACCATCGTAAATATGACACACGAAAACCTAACACAGAAGCAAGCCTATAACCTCTATCTAGAAGGTTTTAGTTACCATCAAATCGCTCAAGACTATGGAACAAGTGCAGAGGCTGTGCGTTCTAAGATTAGGCGATACAAGGCTACCATACCATCGGCTCAGGGAACAGAACGAGTCCTAGTCATAGCGGATACTCATTGCCCTGCCATGCACATCGGCTACATAGACTTTTTATTATCTATATTTCATAAGCATAGATGCACACGGGTAGTTCACATTGGTGACCTAGTGGACTGGAACGCTATCAGCTTCCACGAGAAAGACCCAACCATGCCTAGTGCAGCAGATGAGTTTGTGTCGGCAGCTAGACAGGTTAGAGCACTACACAGGGCTTTCCCAGAGGTAGACTACCTTATAGGTAATCACTCAGCCCTACCAGAGCGTAAGGCGCAGAGTGTTGGCTTACCACCAGAGGTAATACTTAACTTCAAAACATTATGGGGTCTTGACGGGTGGACGATACATCCCAGATTCACAGACCTAGTAATTGATGGAGTAATATATAGGCATGGAGACAAGGAGAAGGGAGGACAGATGTCGGCTCTGAAGAACGCACAAGCCCAGTTCAAGTCTCTTGTCATGGGTCATTTTCATGCACAAGCCGGCATCAACTACCACGCCAACCAGGATGATATTGTCTTTGGTATGAACGTAGGCTGTGGGGTAGATCACCATCACCCTGCTATGAACTACGGGCGTGTCTACGCTGCCAAGCCAATCCTTGGATGCGGTGTAGTATACTCACCAAAACTTGCTTTCTTTGAACCAATGTTTATCTAACCAACACCACTATGATGTATGAACACAAACTAGAAATGGACAACTACGCCGGCAGCATAACCAATGTCATTGTAGAGTTTGAAGCCGACGCACCATCATCACGTGACCCAGAGGTCAGGGGTATATATTATCTTGAATCCGACGAACCTTTATCTAATGATGATCTTTCGTATCTGTTTGAGTGGATCGAGCGAGACTCAGACAAGTGGCAACCAATTTCACATAATAAATAAATGCAACAAACAAAAACTCCATCCGTATACAATATTAACTCCGAAGTAATTCTGGCAAAAGGCTTAGATGCTATGACTAAATCATGCGAGGCTCTGACTGCACAGAACGAAAGACTAAACCAGGATATAGAAAATTTAAAAAAGAAGATTGATATGCTTCAGC